CAATGTTAATAGGATTACTGGGTACAATCCTAATGGGACTCGCTACATGGACACTTGTCACACTTATAGAACTTCAATTAACAGTAACTATGATTCAAACTGATTTGATGTCTATTGACAAGCAATTCGGTCGCGTTTACAATTTCATCGATTCTGTTAGAGGTAATTAATGAAAAAATGTAAACAATGTAAAAAAGAGTTCCAACCCAAGGACGAATTAGATATATTTTGCAGCCAGGACTGCAAAGAAGAAGCACTCGCAGATCTTGACAAAGACAGCGATGAGTGTTTAAGTTGTCAATAATGAAAGTATCAGCAGAAATAGTAAAAGGTATTTGCCCAACATGTGAAGAAGACACCATGTTAGTTGGACTTACAAATGAATTATATAGATGTATGAATTGTGGTGCAGACTTACAGCAACACGTCAACGGTAAGATAAGTTATCTACCTCTGATTGCAACACCTTCAGATAAAAACATTCAACCTTTCGTAAAAGAATGGAAAGATGGCTAGACAAAGTTTCAAATTTTTTACACCTCGTGATAAACCTAAGAAAAGAGGGCCCCGTCAACACAAGAAAAATTTAAATAAGGCGGAAAAAAGGCAAAGAAAACAAACAAGATACAAAGGTCAGGGTTGACAACTATCATTTAATATCCTAGACTGTGGTCATGAAAGAAAAAACAATCACCATTAAAACAACGTGCACGAACCAAGGACAATGGGCTAACCTATTACTTGAACTTAATATCATGAAGAAGGCTTGGAAATCTTTTGGTGTTAATATGGACATCAAAGCACCAGGACTTAAAAATGTTATACTATGGGGAACTAGAAACAATGAGTTTATCAAAGGAACTAGATACAATAGCAAATCTTTATCACAAAACAAAAGATAAAGTTTATAAAGATTTATGGTATAAAAAATTAAAGGAGTACGCAAATGGACTTAATAATAGTAAACGACAGTCTGTATCAACTGATTCCAGTGACAGAAAAAATCCTGGAAGGGATAGTATTGGTTAATCAATTAGATTGTTTTGAATTGTGTGACATACTTAGACTAAAACTTACAGGCTATGTTGACACTCTAAACTTACATGTGATGAACGATGGTAGTGGTAATTTTATGGGATGTATGTGTCGTTAAATAATTTTGTCAGTCTTACAAGAAAACTTAGTATAAGCTTTTATAGAATTAGTCCATTCTGGGTCGAACCCTGCAATTAGTTTATGGGAATACTCATAACCATAAATTATACATGAACTATAATCATCAAACATAACTTTTGATGTAGGTATAACTTTGCAACTATTTCCTGCAAGTTCGCTACATAAAACCATAAATAAAATAACTTTTGTCATTGACAATCCTATAAACTAATCTATATTAAATAAAAATAATGAAAGGTATTATACATGACTGATATGAGTAAATACAGTAATGTTTCACTGTCCAAAGAAACATATAGAGTCTTAAAGAAGTTATCAAAACTGATACTTCCTGAGGCAAAGTTAAGTGTAGCAAAAACAATTGACGTGTTAGCAAACGAGAAAGCAAAGAAATATAATGGCCAGTTCAAAAAAAATTAAGAAGGTTTATGTTTGTCCTACCTGTAAAGGTAATGGATATTTAAAGTTAACTAGTATTTTTGATAACGAAGAAATGGTAGAGCAATGTTTTGATTGTGATTCACAGGGAGAACTCTATGATTATGAGGATAACAGTGACTTTGATATTGATGGTGTTGCTCAATCAGTGCACTAGAGATTTGAGTCCTAATCCATATACAACTGTATTAAGATTGGTGTTACAAAATGACAAATGAAATAGATGAAGTGGATAAAGCCTATATTGCGGGTTTATTTGATGGTGAAGGAAGCATTACTTATAAAAAATATCCTGAACGTAAGAAAAAAGGTAACAAGGTCAACACTTATAATTGTTGGCGCATCTCTATGGAGATTGCAATGACCGATAAATCTGTTTTAATTTGGCTTCATGAAGTCTTGGGAGTTGGAACTTTAGCTTCTAAAAAAGTTAATGGTAAACGTGTAGACGGTACCTCCTATCTTAAACAATGGAGATGGCGTTGTACGTTTAGAGATACCTATTATGTATGTCTTTTGATATGGCCCTTTGCTCATACAAAACTTCCTAAGATTAACAAAATTTTAGATCACTATTATACTTTACAAAAAAATAACATTGTTGATATACGGGACTATGTAAGGAGGGAAAAAAATGTTTGATAAATACATATACCAAGGACTACACTTTCTGATGAAATGGTCAGGTCAAATTAATTCTTGGGCCTGGAGAAAACACGCTCGAATATTAAGAGCTAAACAGAAAATAGCTTCAGATAAATTAACTAGAGACCAAGAAAATAGCGCATATTTAGAGGAGTTAAAAAGAAAGTTATGATTAAGAAGGAAAAATTTGATGGTAGATCAAGGCCCACGAACAAGGTTTATGAAGAGAGTTGGAACCGAATCTTTGGTAAAAAGAAAAAACCTTTAGACAAAGAAGATGAAGATATAGCAGAAGAATTAAAAAAGATAGAGGAAAGGAACGGATTCTAATGATGGATGATCAAGACTGCGAAGACTATAATAACATTGGACGTAAGATTCCTTTTAAAGAAAAGTTTCAATATGTTACAGGGAAACAGATAACCGATATTGATACAGGAAAAAGGGTTTATGAGATAAGTAATTATAGACTTCCGTCGGTGACTACGATATTAGGGGCCACCAAAAATCAAGATTTTATAAAAAAATGGAAGGCAAAAGTCGGTGAATCAGAGGCGGAACGAATCAAAAACCATTCTAGTAATAGGGGGACATCTATGCACAAATTCCTCGAATCTTATGTGGAAGGAGTTGGGTACGATGATCTTACAGGGATCGGACAAGAGGCGCGTCCCATGGCCAACAAAATTATTGAGAAGGGTTTATCAAATGTTACGGAATATTACGGCTCGGAAATCACATTGTTTTATCCTGGGTTGTACGCTGGGAGCACTGATCTCGTCTGTAATCACAATGGTATGGAGACTATTGTAGACTTTAAACAATCGAATAGACCCAAGAAAGAAGAGTGGATTGAAGATTATTACTTACAAATTGCGGCATATGCCATGGCCCATGATTATGTCTACAAGAGTAATATCCGTCAAGGATTGATCATGGTCTGTACGCCAGACTTATTTTATCAGGAATTTCGGATCACGGATCATGAACTACGGTCATGGAAGCATAAGTTTTTGAAGAGATTGGACATGTATAATGACCTAATGAAAGATGAAAAAGAGAAGGCAAAAGTTAATATAACAGAGGAGGATTTTAAATGAATTGTTGGCACTGTGGAACTGAATTGATATGGGGTGGAGATCACGACACGGAAGATACTGAGGAGTATGATATAGTTAGTAACTTTTCGTGTCCCAACTGTCATTGTCATGTTGAAGTATGGCATCCATCAAAGAAATTAATAGAAGAGTACGAAGACTACGATAAGAAATCAAAGTAGTTTAGAATCATTATAAACTGTACCTTAGAATTCCTCTAAAGTATATGTGTTCCAATCATGTCTTAAATATGTCGTAAATGAGGCATGGACAATGCATAAGAGATGTCACAGATAAATGAGACATGTTAAAAAAAAACCTGAAAAAAAAGTGTCAAAGTGTCAGAATGAGCTATTAGTGTTGGTATACAACAATAATACGTGACAAAATTAGTGACAGAAACTGTTTTAGTGACATAAATTTATGTCATTTATAGGTCTTTTTATACAAAAGGTTAGTCCAAACTGAGTACAGGAGTGCCAGCCAGGACAAATAAATGGAAAATTAGTGTAGTGATTTATCTGGTACATCTCTTATAGGGATGATATAGAGAAATATGCCTAGAAAAAGACGTAAAGCTATCAACACTGAAACAACTCCTGATATACCTTTTCAAAAAGTCAGAGTGGAGTGGGTCGACTGCGTAAGTGACTCGGCTTGGGCTAATGAAAAAGAGTTCGATAAGATGAAACTTGCCTATCCTGTTAACGAAGGTTGGTTATATTCCAAAGATGATAAGTCAGTAAAAGTATTTGCCTCTTATGATAAAGATGAAGATGGTATTACTTTTGGGGATCGAACGATGATTCCTCGTCAGTGGGTGAAGAAGATTCAGAAGATATAATTTCTCCTTCTATCTGTTTTGCATTTAGAATAGGTGCATAGTCTTCTAATATTTGTTTCATTTTTGCTTCTAATTCTTTCTCAGATAAATCTTCCAACTTACCTGTTTTAATAATTTTTCTATCTATGTACAGACCCGCCGCTTTACCTCTAGCTATCTCCATATTACCCGCCGTTGAGAATGAATTCTTTTTAAGTGCTTTTTCTTTGATACGATCTAATTCTGCTAAATGTCCATCAAATGTTACCATATATTTCTGGATTTTTTCTTCTCTTAATTTGCCTATGTAATCTACAACTAGGGGATGATATTTGGGATTGGTTAACTCGTATCCTTCTTGACTTAACCTATTCTCACTAAAGCCTGCTAATCTTGCCGCCTCAGTTTTTGTCACTGGCTTACCATCTTTGTCACCAAATACTAATATCTCAGCAAACTTTCTCTGTAATTCTGTCAATCTTTTTGGAACTCCCATGTTTGACAATTTAATTGAATTATCCTATAAAGTCAATAATGAAAGAAAAACGTACCTACACACATTTAAAAGAACACAGGGAAGACATAACTCATGAGAATGAGGTTAAACTAGAGCCAAAAGAGGATCGGGGTCAGTTAGATTTGACTAGACAGATTGATGAGCTTAGGCAGACCATCAAAGGGTATGAGTTCTTGGTTGATGTTTTAAAAAAAGAAGTCTTTAATTTTAAAAAAATATCATCTGAGAATGAATCTAATAAAAATCTCTTGCAAGGATACAGAAAAGTGATAGAGGACTTGTCAGCTAAGTTAAGACAAAAAGATTCATGAGAGTACAAGACTTGCAGTTGTTTTTAAGCAACTTTACAAAAGGTAGTGACGCAGTTAAGAATGCCGTTATCTATGTAGAGATAAAAGGAAAACTACACGCTATCAGAAGAATGGAAGTACATGAAAATGCCGTTCCAATTATAGGTCAGCCAGGTCATAGTGCACACAGATTAGTTTTAAAAACTGAAAAACCTTCGAGTCTTATCTTACCAGATAAACTTCAGAAGGATTATTAATGCAATTGTGGGCCCAGAAAATAAATTATATAAAAAACTTAAAAGTGTTTCAAAAGATATCATTTGGACTAGGTTGGAAAACCTTAGCCTACTTGGTACTCCCGATCTATTGGGCTATAATAATAACTGCAACTTTTTCACTGTAGAATTAAAAGTAGCAAGTGGCAACAGGGCTCGCCTGTCCCCTCATCAAGTATCGTTTCATGTCACCCATCCTAAGAATTCTTTTGTGCTTGTGCAGTGGAAGGATAAACATTTGTTATTTGAAGGCAAGCAATCGCTTGCGCTTGTGGATTCATCGTTGTCATCGCTTGAGCCTGTGGTTGATTCGCTTGAGGATTGTGTAAAGTATTTCTCTAGCTTGTAGGTTTTAAATCTATTCCGTCTGCCTCTAGATTATCTAATAAGTTTAAACCTTCTGCAATTCCTTTAGCTACACTCTCATCACTACAAAAACAAATAATATTTGTTTTACCATTTCGTAAATCATATATTACTGCATTACCTTCTGAA